GCCTCAATGGATACCCAATTAGTATCAAAAGTAGTTATCTCGCCTTCATTAACGTCATAAAGTCGTTTGACGTTCATTTTAGACTTCGAGACATTAAACGAGGTTTCGTTAAAGTTGTATTTGGTCAAGCGGTGTTCGGTCAAGCGGTTTCTGTAGTACACATGGACAGTATTATCACTGTAGTCAGTCCGCTCTTGCACATCACCATATGGGTTGTAGGTTTCGTCTTTGGTACAAGTGAACGAACCCATGTAGGTGTATACTTGTTCGTGTGCACCAACAAACGGAACGCCAATCTCTATAGCTGTACTGGTAGCAGTCTTAGGTGCGTTGTTAATCGTAAACGTCTCTTTAAACTTTTGGAACGACCCTGCTGTAGGAACAAAGTAATAGTTGCTGCCAGCAAACCGGAACGACATAGGAGCATTAAACTCTCCGTTAGCGATTCCGTCGGCCATAACACTTTCGATTAGTCCGTCTACTCGAAAGTCGAACTCAAAGTAGCAATCTTTCTCTTTACAGTAAACAACCGCTTGAGGAACCTTTGCGCTTTGTCCTCGACTGTCGATAGAATTAATTACCTCACACTCTGTGAACAGATTGGGCATAGTTATAAACCCACAATCGTATGTATCGCCGTAATATCTTTCAGCCCACGATACAGCCGGACCGCTATCGTGATGTTCAAGTTTGGGCCACGATGTGTACTTGGGTTTGTTGTTGTGAAGATCAGCATTGCTGTTCTTGGGTATGCGATAGTAGAAAACAACGTTATTACAGTTCTTTGTCATGCAACCACCTTTCAAAAAAAATAGCGCAGGTCTTACACTGCGCTAATCTTGTGTCTATACGCCTTGAGCAGCTTTGATGTACTTACCGTAACGTTCGTGGAACTCATCAAAACAAGCAACAGCGTCTGGATCAATTGGCAAGCTGTATTGTGTCAGTGCCAATTTAATACCCATAACAACCAACTCGGTATCAAAGTTGTCCATTGAAAACCGCAGGAAGTTATTGACTTTGTTATCGAACTTTTTATCGTTCTTGTCGCATGCTTCTTTGAGCTCGTAACACATAGCAACAGTCAAAGAGTACATTGCGCTGATTTCGCGTGTCTCCATTTCCTTGACCTTGCCTGCCAAGATGTCAGTTGGGTTAGGCATGCTAGCCGAAACGCGTCGATGTGCCATAAACTTTACAGCTAGACCTTCGCCAATTGACCCACTGACCAAGTCAGTAGTAGTAGCGTCGTCGATGTCGTCTGCAATTAGCTCGCTTACAAAAGTCCAACTACGCGGAGTAGCAAATGAACGGCTTGGTGACTTAGGGTCAAAGTCGTAAAGGTCTTTCTTAGCAAACGTAACGTAGCCTACAACGTCTCTGTGGATCTTGTTGTCTACAGCCCATTGGAACCAATCGTTAAAGTCGACTTTCATTTCTAAGTGAACAAATCGGTTGGCCAACGGTGCTGGCATACGGTATGTTACACCTTTATCGCTTTCTCGGTTACCAGCAGCAACAATCATTACGTTGTTTGGTAGCTCGTAAGTACCTACCTTGCGGTTAAGAATCAGCTGATAAGCTGCCGCCTGTACTGCTGGAGCAGCACTGTTCATCTCGTCCAGAAACAGGATGATGTTCTCGTACTTTGCTCCCATTGCTTCGTCTGGCAATTCGCTAGGTGCACCCCATACCATTTTCTTCTGCTCAGGATCGTAATACGGAATGCCTTTAATGTCAGTTGGATCCCAAAGGCTTAGACGAATGTCAATGACCTTTGCGTTGATCTGACCAGCAATCTGTTCTACAATCTCACTCTTGCCAATACCCGGGGGGCCCCACAAAAAAATTGGACGCTTTTTGCGGATAGCGTGTAGGATACTGCGTTTTGCGCCGTTAGGACTAACTGTACGTGCTTGTGTTTCTGCTTGGGCCACGGTGTAATACCTTTGTCGTTTATAGTTTGTTTAGTTTAGTTTCGTTCGCGTTTTGTTTAACGCACTTAAACATGATAGCATCTTTAGCAACAATGTCAACTATTTTTTTTAAAATTATTTTTCTTTTTTTGACTGACTCATAGCCTTTATCATTCCGTACTTGCGTATGTCGCCCGAAAATAGAGTAAGCTCCACTGCCTTCCGTTCGTTCGTGACTATAACTCCTTTGCTGGTGAGATAGTACGGACACTCAATAAAGTGATCTAGGAAGATTATTATTTGAGTAGTAGTGGCCATTCCGGGCGGGTAGGGTATATTGTATGTGCGTAACCCAATCTCTGTCAACACGTCCATACCTTGCTCAGTTAGTCTCAGTCCACCTATCTCTTTAACTCGTGTGTTCTGCCACCACAGAGACATATGTTGCTTAACGCTTAGCTCGTTTGTACTCTGGTCTAGAGCAGCTAAAAACATTTTAGTGTATAGTTCTTTCCAGTTCATGGACATACTTTCTCACCTGACGCTAGTTTGTGCACAGAAAAGTCGCAACACTTAAATAAGTCGTTTAGTTTTTTTGCAAGATTAATGGCGTGCCCTGGATTTGAAAAACTAGTCTTTTTGTATTTTGGGCCAGGGTAGTTTGTAAGGGCGTTTGAGCTTTTTAAATTAAAGGGCCGGTCCTGATAAAACACGGCCCAAATTGCTTCTGCTTCGAGTACTTGCTCTGATCGGTATGTCTTGTTGTTTATATTTTCGAGTATGACTGTTGGTTTAGGTCGTGACATATACGTGGTTCCTTATTAACTACGTATATATTTAGCGTATTAGTGATATCTGTGCAGTTTACTTCCAACTGGTTCCGCCGTCCACTTGTACTTGTAATACAGCACTGTCGTTGCTTTTACTTTCTGTGATTAGCTTCTCAAGGTCGCCATTGAGCCTTGCCATTACTGCCCCTAGTGTAAACGCAAGATTCTTTGCTTGGATTATGTCCATCTTTACTTCTTTTGCTCGGCTATTATCGGCAGATTTAACCTGCTGCATAAACTGCTGTATAGGCATCGTATTTAACGGCTCAATTGACTGCACGGATTAGCTCCTGCTTCATTTCGAACTCTGTCTTAAAGGGACCTTTTGTTTGGTACTGTTCGACAGTACTAAGCTTAGGACAAAAACTTCTAACCCACCCTTTATTAAACTTTATAATATGATACCCTGCACAATACATACTTTTAGACTTTTCGCTTTTTGTAAATAAAGGCAAGTGACGCTTAACGTCATAGATGCGGTTAAACGGCGCAACGCTAGTAGGATACCCGTATGCTTCGAGTTTCACATCATTCGTATTATCGTCTGAACTAGATTTGTCACTCCACGTAATGTTGAAACCAAATTTCTTTTTAATCTGCTGAGTGTTGTCAAAGTAACATGTTTCTACTTTGTTGCTAAACATGTATCGATCGTCGTTTAAGCTTAGCGTACCGATTCGGTTGCCATTTTCTTCAACAATCCAGAACTTGTCTTTAATAATCATTTTAACTTTTGTTGTCATTAATCAATCCACTCCTCGTCTGCTTCTTCGTCCTCTACATAGAAAATATCACCGTGTAGCCCGCAGACTATTTGATTGTTATTTCCTACTACTACATAATGTCCGGGCATATTTTTAATTTCAGACAATATAGTGCATGTCTTCCACTTCTCTTTTCCGTTGAATCCTAGCGTCGCAAAGTAGTTCTTTTGATATTGCGCCTCGTAATCATCGACATTAAGAAAAACCGATACAGCAATTCCATTAGCTGCTGCTTCTACAAGCTCTAATTGGTCTTCGAACGGCAATAGTTTCATTTTATATACCTTGCATTTAGTGCAGTTGCATAGGATTGTGCTTGATCTGCAATTCGCTGCATATCCCACTTGGCGCAAAACTTCATTAATCGCATTCCTACTTGTGTGACTTCTTTAGTTTCAATATTGTTAATGGTCTCATTAATCATAGCACGTATGTCTTCCGGTTGTGCTGATAAATCACATAATATCACATTGCGATTGTAGTCATCGAGTACTCTATGCTCAACCTTTTCATGATCAGTCCAGCGTTGCAACATTAAATTGTTCCAATTATACCCTTTTAAGTTCTTGTCGTTAAAGGCGTCCATTAAGCCGACTCTATTCTTAGTACCCTTCTTAGGCGCGCCTGGGTATGCTGAAAACACATTGTCGCTAGTATCACCTCGCATACACTTTTCAAACAACTGCCACTCAGGATGCGGAGCAGGCTTTGGCTCTTTAGTCTTCTTCTCAATTATTTCCTTGCCTTTCTCGTCAAAGTAGCCTTGATGTGTAATAGTCATGTTAGCCACACCGTTGTACTGCCGTACTTTGGGTCCAATCAACTGAGCAAAGTCACCGTCTGTGCTGATAATAACGTGATTGTCGTCGGGGTGAAGCTGAATAAAGCCCGCTATAAGATCGTCTGCTTCAAGATTAGGGTGACGGATAGCAGTGCAGTTGGTCTTCTCTTTAATAAAGTTAGTAAACTCTTCATAGATCTCCCAAAACGCAGTATCTTCGGCTTCTTCTTGTGCAGTCATTGCTGACCGAACTGTTGCTCTGTTGCGTTTGTAAGGAGCATAGAAGTCCTTGCGCCAACTGCGGCCTTCGAGGCAAAAAATAACGTGGTCTGCGTTAAAGTCAGTCCACGCTTTCTTTACAGAATTTAAAGTAATGTGTAGTGCCATGCCGACTTTTGTGTCAATGTC